TTTCTTTTGTCCTTATCGAGTTTTGTCTGATTTACAGCGCGTCGGCTCGATGATTAAAGATTACTACGAAATAAAAACGAGAAACAAGAAAAAAATAAATTATTTTTCAAAGTATTGTTTTTGTTAGGTTTTTTTATTAGGTATCTGGGGTAAATTGTTTGTGTTCTGTTTTAGTTTCTAATTCGTTCCTGTTTCGTTCTGGTATGATGTAGTAGCTGGGCAGATAATAAGAACAAAACAGGAACACTTTACGCGTATATAATATGGTATCGATAGGTAGGGGTAGTATGTGTTAAAATTATGCACCGTTATTTATAAAGTTAGTCTGTATTAACTTTTTTAACCTTCTCTATGCTACAGCTTGCGTCAAATCATATGGTATCAGTTAACGGTTTAAAGCTATTTATTTGTTTTAATTGCTTTTTTCTTTTTGTTTCTGCTGATTTTTGGCAGTTTTTGGCGCGAAATAAAAAAATTGTGTCTCAGCAACGGCTTGGCAGGATGCCACCCCACCCCGTATCGTTACGTATACACATAAATACACAGATTAGAAAAATTAAGTGTTAACCACAAGGGTAACTGTCACTCTTATAGATAGCTAGTTGTACAAATAATGTGCAGAATAAGAGGGGGTGTGTGGACTATGCAACACTATTTGAACAAAAAGATGTTAAATACAGAAATAAGGGCTTGACAGTTGGGTGCATTTTGAGTATAATTATAGTATAACTAAATAACACTTAAAATGTATCACTTAAAACTATTTAATATTATCTTGTTAAATACACTTAAATGAACACTACAAGTGAACCTAAAGCATGTTATTCTACGTGTTTATAAAAAAGTCCTTGACAATGGCAAAAAAATCAGTAAAACTATACACAGATAATGTACTTGATGCATTCTATGATGCTATACGTACAAATACATTAGACCGTTTACATATCCCTCATAGTGATGTATTCTACGTGCGTCAGGCAGTAGAGGCACACTATGGGCGTTCATTTACATTGAAGCACGTGGAGGACGCCATGAGAGCAGAGGGATGGAAAGAACCTAACGAGACTTAAATGTTTACCGCAATGATAATTGCATGTCACGTAGCTAATAATGCAATGTGCATGACCATTACAGATAACCGTGGACCATATGAAACACCAGAGCAGTGTGAGGTTCGCATAGAAGAAATGATAAAAGATTTAATTGGTATGTGGTCACAATACAACATGCCTATGGTGTTTAAGTGGACAGGTTGTCTTGACCCAACTGAGCAAAGCAAAGGTACATCTACGTAATGGCAGTTGAGTATCGTGGGATAAAGTTTCCCGGTTATAATAAACCTATCAAGTCTAATCGCCCCGGTAAAAAGAAAATGGTGCTTGCTAAAGTCGGGGATAAGATTAGACTAATTCATTTTGGTGCTACAGGCTATGGTCACAACTATAGTGCTGCAGCCCGAAAGTCGTTCCGTGCGAGACACAAATGTGACACAGCTACGGACAAACTTAGCGCACGTTATTGGGCGTGTAGAACATTATGGGGTGGTGCAGGTGGTAGCACAAAGTCATCACCAAAGTCTCGTAAAGGAAAATACTAATGGCTGAAGATAGAAGTACAAAAGCATATAAGGGTCTTTCACAAAAAGAGACCAGAGAAAAATTAATCAGAGACCGTGCTGCACGTTTAGCACGTGATGCAGCAAAGCAGGGTATTACACCTGCTGAACTTGCAAAGAAAAAGAGAAACACATACGTAAAGGTAGTAGGCGGTGCAGCCTCGTTGCTTCCTATTGGTAGAATTATTTCTATTGCAAGTAAAGGTTTAAAAGCGGTCTCTGCAAGTGCTAAAACAGCCAAGGCAGCCAAGGCAGCTAAAGCAGCTAAAGCGGCTCGTGCAAAATCACAGGGTGGACGCACTTTTGCACAGGCAAAAACAGCATCTAAAACTAAAACAACAGCCTCTGCAGCAGGAGCAAGAGCAAAGTCATCTGCTAAAACTAAAGTTAAGGCAGACCGTAAACCTGTAAAAGCAGAACGTAAATCTGTAAAGGCTCAAACAAAAGTTGTTAGTCAAGCTAATCGTGCAAAATCACAGGGTGGACGCACTTTTGCACAGGCGAAAAAAGCACCTAAAAAACCTGCCGCAGCTAAAAAATCTAGTAGGCTAACAACTCGTGATAAATTACTAGCAGGTGCAACAGTGTTGGCAGCAGGAACAGCAGCACTTACACCCAAAGGTCAGAAAAAAGCCAAGGCTGAAGCCTTTACACCCAAAGCAAAAGAAGGTGGTCCGGGTAGGCAATTTAAAAAGAAAGTGACAGGTCCAAAGCCTCGTCCATCTACTGACCCACGTAAAGATTTTGCTTTTAAAGCAACTCCGGGTGCAAAACCAACACCAAAGCGTAAGCCTAAAGATAAACTTGACCCACGTGGCAATCAGATAAAAGCTATATCTAGTTTACCAGCAGGTGCGAAGCGTAAATTCCAAGGTTCTTATAATAGCAAAACAGAAAAACTGCGTAACATCGGTGGCAAGACATACGTGTTTAAAAAGTAGAGGTAGCTATGAACATAGGCGAAAGAGCAAAACTTCAAGAGGCAGTAAGAGTGGCACGTGACCCTAATGCCACACCTGACCAAGTAAAAGAAGCAGGTAGAGTTCAAAAAGAACTAAGGGAAAAATATCCCGATACCTATGGTGCTATTCGTGGTGAAATGGCAGCTACCACAGATGCTGAAAATATGAACGCAGGTGGTCTGTCGGGCCAAAAAGAAAAAAAGGGAAAAAAGAAAGTACCAGCTATTTCTATTAGCATAGGCATGGTAGAAATACCAAAGGGCAAAGGCAAAGCCAAGATGATGAAGGGTGGCATGGCTAACAAAAGACAGCATATGTATGTTGGTGGAGGGTCTGTTACAGATAAACTAAAGCCAATGCCTAAAGGAGCAAAAGGTAAAGGTGTTAGAAACCTACCTGCTTCTGTGCAAATGAATATGGGCTTTGACCCTAAATCATAATGGTAGCCAGAGTATCCACTATAAAACGTAAGATACGTTCAGGTCAGAAACTAGGCTTTAGTGAACGTGCTAGAGCAGTAAATAAAGGACTATTGCCAAGTGTCGCAAAGAAGAGTACCAAGAAAAAAAGGCCAACCCGCAAAGTCTAAAAAGCATAGTGACCTGTATACAGACGAAGACCCGAAGGGTACAATCAAGGGTCTGAAGTTTGCTACTGTAAAAGATGCAGAAGCATCTGTACGCAGGATAAAAGCATCTAACAGAAGTCACAATCACAAGACACAGGCTGCTATAGCTATGGAGCAACGGGCTAGAGTTGCAGGTAAAATAGCAGCAGCTAATGTATACAGACGTTTTATAGAAGCGCAAAAGAAGAAGACACGTGCATCCCGTAGAAGCTGATATTCGTAAGTGGTCGCACGACTTTCTTGAAGTTCCAAATAAAATGCTAAACGGATTACCCCCATGTCCGTATGCAAAACAAGCGTGGCTTCAAGACCAAGTTAAGTTTAGTATCAATACTGGATTAGATGGTTTGGCAAAAGAAGTTGCTGACTTTGACAATCACAAGTATGATATAGTTATTTGGGCATCTGAATATTTGCTCGATATGGAATATCTTGATGGGTGGTGTGATGGCGTAAATGAAGCCATGTCTGTTGTCGGTCAAGATATGCACCTGATGGTGTTTCATCCAGATTATGATGCGAGAGAAGCGGGTCTGGATTTTTTAACTGAAGATGATGTAACAGACGATGAGTTAGTTTATTGCATGGTCTTTGTGCAGAGGTTATCATTACTTGATGATGCTTCACTTAGTTTGGAAAAGTCTGGATACTACCAGCACTTTCCTAAAGATACATATGAGTCACTGGTAGTTGACAGAAGGAGACTAAGAAATGGCAATGGGCAAAGCTAAAATGGCTAAGAAAAAAATGCGTGGCGGTGGCATGACCAAGCGTATGCGTGGCGGCGGCATGATGAAAAAGAAAATGATGGGCGGTGGCATGGCTAAGATGTCAAAGCGTAAGAAAATGATGGGCGGTGGCATGGCTAAAATGGCAAAGAAGAAAAAGCGTTAATGATATACGTTGCTGATTCTAGCATACACGGACACGGTGTATTTACAGATAAGGATATTTCTCAAGATGATGTAATTGAGTTATGTCCTTATCTGGTCGCTGATAAAGATGACTTTTCAGATACGTGTATATTACATAACTATATGTTTTATTCTCCATATGAAGATGACGAAGATTTTTTAATACCTTTAGGTTTAGGAATGATATATAATCATAGTGACACTCCAAATGCAGAGTGGACCATAGATGATGATAATGAAAACTATATTACATTCTTTGCCACAAAAGATATAAAGGCTGGGGAAGAAATACTTCACGACTACGGAACACCGTATTGGGATAGTAGAGATGGCTAAGTTTTACGCTACAGATAAACTAGAAAAGAAAAGACCTAAACGCAGACCGGGTGTACACAAGAAGAATGTTAATAAACGCAACAAACCTAAAACGTACTTCGGTTAAATACCTTGGATTGGCTTTGCTCAATATGGGCAAGCCTTTCACTTCTTTGGGTAACTGGTTTTGGCGTAAGCATAGAACTGTGTTAGATTGGAATGACAATGGCTCCTAAAGCACCAAAGAAACCTAAAAAGAAAAGCACTGTAAATAAATCAGGTAATTATACAAAACCTGCTTTAAGAAAGCGTATATTCAATCGTATCATGGCTGGTTCAAAGGGTGGAAAGCCGGGTCAGTGGTCAGCAAGAAAAGCCCAAATGCTTGCGGTTGCTTATAAAAAAGCTGGTGGTGGGTATAAAACTAAAAAGGCTTAACCCATAAATGGCTGCAAAACTAAATGAGAATACAGAGGTTGCATTACCTCTTCGTAACATTATTAGCATGGTTGCTGCAGCATCACTTGCAACATGGGCATACTTTGGTATCATAGAGCGTCTTAATCAAATAGAGACAAACATCACAATGATGGAGTCTGACTTAGGACAGAATACTGAGTTTCGTATTAAGTGGCCTCGTGGCGAAATGGGCAGTCTACCTGCCGACAGCGAACAGTTCATGTTGATTGAACATCTTGCAGACCAGCTAGATGAACTTACAGCACAGATAGATGAGGGTCGTGCGCCACATGACCAACAGCAGAAACTAACTTTGGAGTTTTATGAGAAACGTATTAGTGCCATAGAAGCACGTCTTGAGAAAATGCGAAACGGAAACTATGGTGACTGAAACAATTACTTTAATACTTTACCTTGCGGGGAATGTAGCTGAACACACGGCATTTGAAAAGCTGTCCAAGTGTTTAAAGGCTAAACGCACGATAGAAAGAAACTTGTACAAAGACACAGGCAATGTACGGTATTCTTGTGAAAACAAAACAGTTGAAATTAGCAAAGGTCCAGACGGAAAGAATTATATTGTAAAGATTGTGGAGTAGCAAATGTTAGCAGAGATAGCCGCAGCCAATGCAGCATTTGCAGCAATCAAGATGGCTATCAAGAATGGACGTGAGATTGCTGACGTTGCTTCACAAGTAGGTAAGTACGTAAATGCTACAGAAGACTTACGCAGAAAAGGCGAAAATAAAAGACGCGGTGCTGGTGGTGCAGACTTAGAAGAGTTCATGCATCTTGAAAAGCTAAAGCAGCAGGAAGAAGAACTAAAGCAGCTTATGATATACACAGGCAGACCCGGACTTTGGTTTGATTGGATAAAGTTTCAAGCACAGGCACGTAAGGATAGACTAGCTGCAGCAGAAGCACGTAGACGTAAAATGCAAAAATGGATTGAAATAAGCACGATAGCTATCCTTGGTATAATAGGTTTATTTGGTTTGGCTATTTTAGTTGCATGGGCATTTTATCTGAAAGGTTTATGATGGCACTTAAAGGACCACAAAAAAGTTTAAAAGATTGGGGTAAGCAAAAGTGGAGAACCAAAAGTGGGAAACCATCGAGTGAAACTGGTGAACGGTATTTACCGACAGCAGCTATCAAGGCGTTATCACCGCAAGAGTACGCTGCAACAACCCGTGCTAAAAGAAAAGGAACTCGTGCTGGTAAGCAGTTCGTCAGACAGCCTAAAGCGATATCAAAGAAAACCGCTAAATTTAGAAGAGGTGCATAATGTTAACCGCACTGATAGGACCAATAAGTAATATTGCATCTACTTGGCTTGAGGGCAAGGTAGAAGAAAAGAAAGCACAGTCAGCTACAAAAGTAGCTAAAGCGCAAGCTGAAGCTGTAGTAATGCAGAAAAAAGCTACGGGTGAAATTGATTGGGATTTAGAAATGGCCCGTGCTTCGTCATCAAGTTGGAAAGACGAGTGGCTGGTAATTTTATTTAGTATTCCGTTAATATTAGCCTTCATACCCGGCATGGAAGGTGTAGTGCAAAATGGATTTGAACAACTCAACAAGATGCCTGAGTGGTATCAATATTCTTTGGGAGTTATCGTTGCCGCTTCTTTTGGAGTTCGTAGCGCAACTAAATTCTTCGGAAAAAATAAATAATGATAAATAAAAAAGTGTTAATGAGTTCACAAAGAAGATTAGCTTTGGGAACAATTAGACGTAAACCAACTCCTGTAAACAGCACATCACAAAAAGCAAGAGCAGCTATACGTAAAAGATTGCGTCCTTCAATTTTATTGAGAAGAAAAATTAATGGTTGATTGGTGGAAAAGATGGCTGCAATTTAATGTTACAGCCAAGCTAACTATGATTGCTTCAGTTGCAATGTCATGGCGTTGTGCAGAATGGTTTATGAATTTAGAAGACCCAACAACACAACAGTCGGCATTTGTTTCTGTTATTATGGGTGTTATGACAGGTGTGTACGGTATCTATCTGGGTAGAGAATCAAGGGGCGGTAAATGAAATACATTCGCACACATTTAATTAAACAGCTTGTCCAGAGTGAAGGTTTGCGTCTTCAGGTCTATAAGGATACACTTGATATTGACACAATAGGTGTAGGCAGAAACCTTGAAGACAGAGGCATTACTAAAGAAGAACTGGATACTTTGGATATTCCAAACATAGAAGCAGTGTATGAGCATGGTATTACTGAGGCTGACGCTGCATATCTATTAGAGAATGACGTGCAGATAGTCGAGGAAGAACTGCTTAAAGCGCACCCTTGCGTGGCAGATTTAGACTCTGTACGTCAACTTGTACTGGTAGACATGGCATTTAATATGGGTGTGCCAAGACTATGTAAGTTTAAAAAAATGTGGGCTGCTGTATACGAAGGAGACTTTCCTACTGCATCACGTGAGATGTTAGACAGCCGCTGGGCTGTGCAGGTAAAAGGACGAAGCCATAAGTTAGCACATGCCATGCATCATGGGGAGTTAAAGTAATGGGTCGTATCCGTGAAAAAAAGATGAAAGATGGTCGTATAGGTTTGTACGATGGCAATACATTTTTAGGTATAAAACAAGGTAGTAGTAAAAAAGGTGGTCAAAGTTTATTGCAACAAATAGGTTTTTCAAGCGGAACAGGTAGAAATAATAAACAGTCTCCGGGTTTTTTAGGCATGGCTGTAAAATATGTTAAGGAAAAACTAGACTAATGGCTAGAGAACTAAACGAAAGACAACAGAAGTTTCTTGAAGTCCTCTTTGAAGAGGCTGGCGGTGACGTAGTTGCCGCAAAGAAACTAGCAGGGTACTCAGAGACCACTGCTACAACTGCAATTGTAAAAGGTCTTAGAGAAGAGATACTTGAAGCAACGCAGATGTACATGGCACGTAATGCACCTAAAGCTGCTATGGCTGTAACAGGCGCACTGTACGACCCAACTGAACTTGGTATTCGTGACAAGATGGCAGCAGCCAAAGAACTGCTTGACCGTACAGGTTTAATTAAAACAGAGAAGGTGCAGGTAGAAGCAGCAGGTGGTGTTATGCTTATGCCAGCTAAAGCTAAAGTAGAGGATGAAGAATAATGGCTGATATGTTTAAAGGTATGAGTGCCAAACAAATAGCAAGCAAAATAATAAAAAGTGGTGCAAGTAATGATTCAAATGAGTACATTAGAGATTTGGCTTCAGGACCGGGTGCTAAAGATTATATGAAACAATACGTAGAATCAGAAGACTTACTTTATATATTTGACCCTAAGATGAATAAGGGGGGTTTACTTAAATCTCGCACAGGACCACAAGATTTTCGTAAAGGTGGTATGGTTTTATCTACAATGGATAATCGCAAAAACAAATGACACGTACAGCAGGGCAGTGGAAGTTACCACAGCCAACAGATATTAAAGAAGAAAACGAATGGGTACAGATACCACGCATTGCACGTACTGTACCATTTGGTTACAAGCAAAATGAAGAAGACCCCGACATTCTTGACCCCATTCCAACTGAGTTGGATTTGCTTGAAAAGGCCAGAGCGTATACAAATCAATACAGCTATCGTGAGGTAGCTAACTGGCTTAGTACAAATAGCGGTAGATACATATCGCATGTAGGATTAAGAAAGCGGTTACAACATGAGCGACAGCGTAAGAACCAAGCTAAAAGCATCCGCCAGTGGGCAGAGTATGCGGAAAAGGCAATCGCCAAAGCGCAAGAAATCGAAGAAGCAAGAACAGGCGCAAAAGCCGCAGGTTAATATACAGGATATTGAATACGAAACAGAAGCAGTTGAAGAACACGCTAATGTACTATTCAAACCCAACCCCGGCCCACAGACAGACTTTCTTGCAGCGAGTGAACGTGAGGTTCTTTATGGTGGTTCAGCAGGTGGTGGTAAATCCTACGCTATGCTTGCAGACCCTCTTCGCTACATGGGGCATCCACAGTTTAGTGGTTTGCTGCTTCGACATACCACGGAAGAGTTACGTGAACTAATATTTAAATCACAGGAACTCTATCCAAAAATCTGGCCCGGAATAAAATGGTCAGAAAGAAAGATGCAGTGGACTGCGCCATCTGGTGCGAGGTTGTGGATGTCATACCTTGACAGAGATGAAGATGTCCTGCGTTATCAGGGTCTAGCTTTTAGCTGGATAGGCTTTGACGAACTAACACAATGGGGAAACCCATATGCATGGAACTACATGCGAAGTCGTCTACGGTCCACTGCCCCTGACTTGCCTATCTTTATGAGGGCAACTACAAACCCCGGTGGAAGAGGCCATCACTGGGTAAAGAAAATGTTTATTGACCCAGCACCATATAATAAGGCATACGATGCGACAGATATTGAAACGGGTGAAATTCTCAGGTATCCAGCAGGGCATAGCAAAGCTGGCAGACCTTTATTTAAACGTAGGTTCATTCCTGCTAGGTTATCTGACAATCCCTATCTTTCGGAATCTGGAGATTACGAAGCCATGCTCTTATCACTTCCAGAGCAGCAAAGACGGCAACTCTTGGACGGTGATTGGGATATTAAAGAGGGTGCTGCGTTCACAGAGTTTGACCGTGATATTCATGTTATTGAACCTTTTAATATTCCTAGCAATTGGGTTAAGTTTAGAGCATGTGATTACGGGTATGGTTCTTACAGTGGTGTTGTATGGTGCGCTGTCGCACCGTCTGAGCAAATCATTGTGTACAGGGAATTGTATGTGTCAAAAGTCTTAGCCACTGACTTAGCTGACATGATACTAGAGTTAGAAGCTGAAGATGGAAATATTAAGTACGGTGTTCTGGATAGTTCTCTTTGGCATAAACGGGGTGATACTGGCCCATCTCTTGCAGAACAGATGATAAGCAGAGGTTGCAGGTGGAGACCGTCAGACCGAAGCCGTGGTAGTCGTGTAGCTGGTAAGAATGAAATACACAGACGTTTACAGGTAGATGAATTTACAGAAGAACCTAGACTTGTTTTCTTTAATAGTTGCACAAACATTATCTCCCAATTACCGTCCATCCCGTTGGATAAAAAGAATCCAGAAGATGTGGATACGAAAGCGGAAGACCACTTGTACGATGCATTAAGATATGGTATAATGTCACGTCCAAGATTTAGTATATTTGATTATGACCCAGTGGGTAGACCCGGTGGCGGTATGCGAGTTGCAGATGCTACCTTTGGATACTAAGGAATAAAATATGGCTGAAGATGAAATTATGATTGAAGATGATGCTGTTGTATTAGAAGATACAGATGACTCTGTAGAGTTTGATGCTGATGTATCTAATATAATTCCTTTTATAATGGAACGATATAGCCGTGCTGAAGACTATCGCTATCAAGATGAAGAGCGTTGGTTACGAGCGTATAGAAACTATAGAGGATTGTATGGTCCAGATGTTCAGTTTACTGAAGCAGAAAAATCTCGCATATTTATTAAAGTTACTAAAACTAAAACGCTTGCTGCTTAGCGTCTACTGCGCTTACAAGTCCGTATGGTTTTAGCGGAGATGGAAATGATTTGCCACCGGGTGCAACAGCTAAAACGCTGTCTGAAAAACTCGGACCGTTAGAAGAAAAACTTGACCCTGTTCAAGATAAACTAAAAGAAGGTCCGGGCAAAACACCAACTGCAATTGAATTTAGCCCAGCAATGATTGCTGCTAAAAAAATGCAGAAAAAAATACATGACCAGTTAGAAGAGTCTGGCGCAAATAAAAACTTACGAAGCAGTTCTTTTGAAATGGCTTTGTTTGGCACAGGTATCATGAAAGGTCCATTTGCTAAAGATAAAGAATATCCAAACTGGGGTGATGATGGTAATTATGACCCTCTGTTTAAAACAGTTCCTCAAGTAGACCATGTGTCTGTGTGGAACTTCTATCCAGACCCAGATGCAAATAATATGGATGAGGCACAGTTTGTTATTGAACGACATAAGATGTCTCGTTCACAATTACGTCAGCTTAAAAAGCGTCCATACTTTAGAAGTCAGGTAATTGATGAAGTAATATCTTTTGGTGAAAACTACACTAAAAAATATTGGGAAGATGACTTATCTGATTATGCACCAGAACATGGCGTAGACCGTTTTGAGGTTCTTGAATATTGGGGTATGGTTGATACTGAAATATTGGAAAACCAAAATGTAGAAATACCAGAAGAGTTAAAAGACTTTGATGAACTACAGGCAAATGTGTGGGTATGTAATAATAAACTTATTCGCATGGTGCTTAATCCATTTAAGCCAGCAAAAATACCATATGCCGCTGCACCCTATGAATTAAATCCATACTCTTTCTTTGGTGTTGGTATAGCAGAAAATATGGACGATACGCAAACA